TCATAATACCGTCTGTCTGTGCAGCCTCTTCTGCAAACGTGCGGTCTTCCATAGGTATAGTTGATTGATAGAACTTACGATCAGGGTCTTCTGAGGCAGCTTTTAATGCTGCGTTACGATCTTTAACTTCTTCTGGTGTTAACGATCTAGTAATACCTGCAGCATCACGCTTTGATGCAGCTAGTTCTGCAGACTCACGAGCCATCCTCTCCATTGTACTCTCACCTGAATACACATCTGGTACAGTAACCTTCTCACCTGGACGAATCAAGTCAGGGTTTTTAATCTGTGGATTAGCATTAATTACGTCCTGTACAGGTACGCCTTTATCTTTTGCAATACCACTTAGGGTGTCACCTGCCTTAACTTCAATCTCTTCTACAGCGATAGGATCAGGCTGCAGTGCTTTCTGTAGTACATCCATGTTAATGTTAGGCTCTGGTTCCCATTCACCTAGCTCACCCCTGTACACCTCTGGCACATCAATGCCTAACGCCTCATATAATGCACGGTCTGTTGCTGATGTTGGAAGAGGTTTATTTGGAGGGCTTGTGGAGCTACTATTATTATCGGAGCCACTATCATCAGATCCATTATTAAAAGGCCCAAACATAGGGCCACTATAGAAGGAAGCACCTGAGTCACCGTCATCATTGTTATCACTAGGTAGGTCTGCACCAGCACCAGAGAAGAGGTTAGCAATACTCTCAAAGAAGCTAGGCTCATTATCATCATCATTAGATGTAGTATTAGCTGTGCTACTCATAATGCCAGATGAGCCAGAAGCGGTTGGGTTACCGTAACCTTCTGAGCCACCTAAGTTACGGGGATCATTAGCATCAGGATTTGTAATACCTTGTGTGTTGTAATTAAATGGCATGTATTTATCCTTAAGTAAAGATGATGTCTGCAGCGTTAGAAGCAATAGCACCCATGAATGTGCCTGCAGCAGCGCTAAGAGCCGAACCACTACCGTCATCCTCCGCATCCGCACTTATATTAGCTACAGCAATCTTAGCGTCCCTATCTTTGTCATTCTCTGCAGACTGCCATGCCCAAGCTAATGTATCACGCTCACGTTGTATGGCGTTGTTGTAGCCTGTCATGGTAAAGTTATTAGCAGCCTGTGCAGCATCACGGTTTGCTTGGTTTAGTGCAGCATTGTCTGTGGTAGTAATAGCCTGTGACCACTGTGCGTTAGCCTGTGCTACAACTAGCTGGTTCTGTGCATTAAATGTATCACGAGAGTTTTGCTGAGCAGAGTTGAACTGACTAAGCGCATTTGCTTCACCTGCGTTAAAGCGTTCCATAGAGTTGTACTGATCATTGTTAAACTGATTAATGTTGTTCTGTAAGTTAGAGAAGAACATATCAACCTGATCAGAACTAGAAGCGTTGAACTGTTTAGCAGCATTAGCAGCAGCAGTGTCAGATGTATATACACTAGCTAGGCTCTGCGCTTTAAACATAGCCACTTGCTGTTGGTTGCTCATGCTAGTCATATCAAAGTCAAGGAAAGCCTGAGCACGTTGTACGTTAGCCTGCTGTCTGTTGTTAAGGTTAGCCATGTCTAACTGTGACATAGCTGCAGCATCTGCCATTACCTTAGCATTCCTAGCATCTAGGTTAGCAATGTCTACAGTCTGAGCCATACGAGCATTCTCTAGTGCAACCTGTTGCTCAGCGGTAAAGTTAATCTTAGCTACATCAGCGATACGTGCAGCATTCTGTACACGTGACTGAAACGCTTGGTCAAACTCTAAACCTAAGAACTTAGAGCGTTGCTCAGCAGCAAACATAGCAGCCTGTTGCTTGTTAGACAGGTTCTGTGCTTCAAAGCTAGCACGTGTCTGTGCATCCATCTGTGCGATAGGTAGTGCAGACTCCATAGCAGCCTGTACAATAGCCTGACCAGCCATGCTTGATGCACCTAAGCCACGTGAAGCTAGTGTAGCTGTAGCAGCCCTCATAGCTCCTGCAGCCCATGCTGGTGTCTCACCACCCTCAAACTGTTGTAGTAGTCCTGTAAGCTGTCCCTGTACGGTAGCCTCAGTAGATGGCACACCTGTAGCTGCAGTAAAGTTAGTCTCAGTCTTAGCACGTGCAAAGTCTACCGCACTAGATACTTTCATATCTGGTGTTACTTCTAAGGGTGCTACACCCTCTACACGTTGAGCACGACTAATTTGTGCAGCAGTTAAACCTAGCTGTGCCAACTCATCTGTTGACATAGTAGCCGCCTGAGTTAACGCTTCTTCGCTGGGCTTACCAGTCACAGCAGTAAGCTTAGACATGACATTAGCTACTTCAGCAGCTGCCTCTTTAGGTGTCATACCTGCAGCTTCAAACTCTATTGCTAGGGGTACATTAGCAGCTATGTCTGCCTCTGTCTGTGTAGCTTCATCAGCTTCTGCTGCAGCTTGGCCTGTACCCTCATCAATCATGCCATCCTCTTTTTGTGCATCAGAGGTAGTGGCTACATCAGCCTTAGTAGTCATAGACATAGGATCACTAAGAGCAGCAGCCTGTAGTTCTGTAGTACTATCTGTGCCTACACGTGCTACATTTGCATTAGCCTGTGATAGGTTAGCTTTAGCTACAGTGACTTTGACCTGCTGCTCAGTTATGAGATTCTGCAGTACTCCACGTTGAGGATCATTAGCAGGAAGATCAGACTGTTGCTGTTTCAAGGCGGTTAGTGTACCCTGCTCTTGAGACAGGTTTTTCTGTGCAGCGTCTAGTGAAGCCCCTACATCAGTAAGAGCCTCTCCCGCTTGCGTATACTGTTCTTGCTTATATAAGTCTAGCTGTTTGTCATACGTTTCTTGTGATGTATTAGTTCTTTCTCCAAAACCACTCTCTTTTAATTTAAATATAACTGGTGTAATTTCATCAGCAAGTGTTATCTCAGCATCAATTAATCTGCGTCTATTAACAACTGTAGATGTACCATCTTCAAAAGTAAAGATCCAGTTATTACTACCACCTGATACTGTATACTTAGATGGATCAGGAATTAAACCATAGTCAGTACCATCAGGATTTATTGCTTTAGTAAACATTTCATCACTAGGTAACTTACCTGACTCCAAAAGCATATCAATGCCTTTTTGAGAATGTTCAGCCCAAGAAAGACCCTGAAGTATTTCACCAGTGTCAATCTTTTCAGGTGCAGTAGGTAAACCTTTTGATGGATCATACTCAGGTTCTACAGGTAATTCAGGCCTAGGTAATGCAGGCCCACCTGGGCTGCTAAAATCACCTGGCATTTTAACAGGTGTGTCTATAGTGTTAGGAGTAGTACCCTGTATAGCACCAGCACCACCGACAAAATCAAACCCTTTTGAGCTATCATGACTAGAGAAAACACTCTTTAGTCTTGAGTTGTTATTCATAGCATCACGCTTAGCAGCGTCACTCATTGTATACCATGCCTTGCGATCTATGCCAGCAGCGATTATGGCATCTGTAAGCTCCGCGCCAGATGCGCCACCACCATTGGCATAACCCTGCCTCTTAGCATAACCACCATTAGCCATACCAATACGCTTCTGGGCTAGTTCTGCCATCTTGCCTACACGTGCTGCAGCACCTGGTTGTGAAGCTAAGAACTTAGCCTGCTCATCTGCTTGCATACCCTTCATTTCAGGTATAATCTTACCCATCTGTTCAGGAGTGAAACCTGCAAATCGTTTAGCCATTATAATAGTCCTTATTAATTACCTATCTTCATCCAGATTGCAGCAGCAATGAAGGTGAACACAGCAATAGTAGTAATTTTTACAAATGTATTCCATATACTCTGGCGTGTATGACGCCATGTCTCTAGTAGACCACGTATCTCACGCATATCTACAGCAGCTGTCTCATCATGCAAACCCAACTCACGCAGGACTAACTTAGCTCCACGCTTAGCTGAGCGATCTAGCATATCTTCTAGCTCTTCAGGAGATAGTTTTACTTCACTCATAGTTTAACTCACAAACGCTTAAAAGTCAAGTTATATTATGGTTTAACAGGCCAATCAGCATCTTCTAAGTTAGGCCAGTTAGAGTGAGAAGTAATGTCACGTAGAGCCTGACGATATGTAGTCATAGCATCTGTCATTGTTACATCTGACAAAGCATAGAAGTCTGTCTCAGCTAGTTTTTCATCACGTGTCTTACGATTAGTCTCAGCAACTGCAGCATCTAGTGTAGCCTGATACGCAGCCTCATGTTGAGCTTTGGTTGTAGTAGTCTCTACACCCTCATCGTCTGTCTCTGTAGTATCAGCAAACATGTCTACTGCTGTGTAGCCAATCATCCAATAACTAGCAATGATGTCTTCACCTACCATGTCAGCCATAGGTGCAGTCTCTTCTGTGTACTGACCAGTGACAGGACGTGTAGGTAGAGCATTACGCTGTACTGTCTGGTAAGCTGTAGTGCTAGGCTTTGGCCCTTCCAGTACACCTACCATATTATACTTTTGCATGATACCTGCTGTGATGTTTTTAGGGAAAGACACGTTAGGGTTATCCTTACGTAAGTCTCCGAATGTGTATGGGAACTGTGTTACTGTTCCGCCATTAATTTTAGCATACATGTTGTGTTCTCCTTGTTATGCTATTGCGTAGAA